ATGGATTCTGGCAAGGGCTTGCTAATGTTGCTTCTGGTGAGACATTTAGTAAGATTGGGGCTGGTATTAAGAATGGGTTCAGTGCGGCAATGAACTGGATCTCTAGCACATTTGGACCTTGGTTCAAAGGGTTCTTCTCTAGCCTACCGTCTAGTGTACAATATACCTTAACTGGATTATGGGATCTAATCAAGCAATTCGCTTCATCAATCGGATCAAGCTTTAAAGACACCAACTTCTCATTTAAGAACTTTGGAGAGGTTGTCGAGTCTGTAAGTAAGGGTGTAAAGAAAGCCCTTGAAGAGATCGGGAAAGTTCTTAAGAAAATTTGGGACGGATTTAAAGATCTGTTTAAGGTTACTGGCGTATCTGCCGATGAACTTACCGAGGCTGACTTCGGTAATCGTAAGATGCAAGAAGCTGAAGCTGGTATGGATCGTTTAGGTGATAGCGTTGATCGTGTTCATCAGAAGAGTAAGGGTGTCTTTGAAAGTATTGGTGATATGGCCAAGCTTATCGGAGAGACATTTAGTTCTGTATTGGCGCCCTTCAACAAAGCCGATTCTGCATCAGTTGGTAAAATTCTTACTTTGGCCGCGGCGATTATTGTACTTTGGAATACTCGTAAGAAAGTCTTAAGTATCAAAGATATGTTTAAAGACTTCGCTAAAGGTCTATTTGAAGGAGCGAATTCTGTAACAGGATCGCTTACAAATATGTTCAATGCGATTAGTGGTAATTTTAAGGCTAAAGCTAAATTCCAAAATATTAAATCTTTCGCATTAGCTATTGCAACTTTGACCGGTTCACTATTAGTCCTATCTATGATTCCTGCTGATAAACTTCAGAGAGGGGTTCTAGGACTAGTTGCTGTTCTTGGCGCGTTTGAAGTGTTCTACTTATCGCTTTCAATGACAACTAAGAAGTTCGATCCAAGTAAGGTACAAAGCGCAAAAGACATGATGCTTGGTATGCTTGGCGTAGCAGGGTCTATTCTTATGATCTCTGGATCTGTTATGTTGCTAGGTAAGTTGGATGGAAATTCTCTTAAGAAAGGTCTACTTTCTGCTGGCGCTATCCTTGTAGCAATGGGTGTTTTAATGGGTATAATGGCCCATATGCAACGAAATGCTAAAGGATTCGATGGTGGTTCTGCTAAGATCTCTATTGGTATTCTAACCTTTATTGGTTTGGCATACGCTATTAAGAAAGTAGCTAAGGTTGTTAAAGATCTCGGTACTTTGGATAAAAGTACTCTTAACAAAGGTCTTTATGCTGTCGCTACTATTATTGTAGGTATGTCGGCAGTCCTTCTTGCTGCTGGTAATCTTAAGGAAGTTAAGACATCATCAATTTTTACCTTTATTACAATGGCTAAAGCTGTAGGGGGTATCTCTAAAGCAGTAGCTGAACTTGGATCACTTGATACTGAGGTTCTTAAAAAAGGTGGCACTGCTGTTGCTATTATGCTTGTTGTTATTGCGGGTATTGCGGTGGCCTTTAGTAAACTAGATAATACTAAGCAGTCTTTTACAAAGAACGCTTTTGTAATGTTTGGTGGTATTGCCGCTATGCTTTATATGATGCGTAGTCTAGCGCAGAATATTGGATCTATGAAAAACCCTGATGTCATTGTACAAGCACTTAGTGCCCTGGCTGTCGTAACGGCCTCATTTGGTGCTCTGGCTATGGTTCTTCAGAAGAACAATATTGGGGATAAGGGTATAAATGAAGGTGTTAAAAACCTAGCGGCCTTATCTGGATCTGTTCTAGTCGCCTCCGCCGGTCTTCTTCTTCTAAGTAAGATGGAAGGTAACTTCCTTAAAACTGTTGGCGCCTGTCTTGCCCTTGTTGGTGTGGTCTATGCGTTCGTTAAAATCGGACAAGCTGCTCAGAACATCAAGAGGGATGGTATTATCGGTCTCGGTGCTACAGTTGCTGCGTTGATGGCTTCAGTATATGCGCTTAAAGAATTGACTAAGATACCTGTGAATAATATCTTATTACAAGTAGGGATGCTTGTAGGTGTAGTTGCGGCAATCGCTACTATTGGCGGCTTACTTGGTAAGTTCGGTGGTTTTGAAGCAATCGCTGGATTGGAAGCATTAGGTAGCAGCATTCTTATGATCGGGGGTGCTATCGGTATTGCTTCAGCCGGTATAGGGTACTTCTTACAAGGTGTTGCTTCTATTATCGATGCTATCACTAAACTTATCGATACCGTATCAAGACTTGGTAAAGAAGGTGGTGAAAACTTCCGTAAATTCTTTGCTGAAGCATCTAAATCATCTGGTGATGTTGCGGAAGTTGTTGCCGGAATGGTCGAAGGGCTTGTAGAAGGATTAATTCGAGGCGTTGCTGGTAATATTGGTAAAGTTATCCAAATAGGTATTGACCTTATAAAGGGTATCGTTATTGGGATTGGACAATCTATTGGTGACATGACTTCAGCACTTGTTGATGGGGTTTCCGCTGCGGTTGATGCAGTTGCGGCCGCAATTCCTAGACTTATTACTAGACTCCTTGACTCTGTGCTATTAGGTTTTCAGCAGATCGCGCAATGGATACGTAACAATGGGAATCTTATTGCGGTTTCTGTGACAGATGTACTTTCATCTATATTCTCGCTACTTGTAGAGATTCTAACCTCGATGCTTGCTTTTATTCTTGATACCCTCGGGCAATTACCTTGGGTTGGGGAATATTTTGAAAAAGCTAAAGACGCTCTACAAAGCGGCGCTCAAGGATTTGAAAAATGGTTGCATGAACGTGTTGACGGTATTAAAACCTATGCGGAACTTGCTGCTAAAGGCGGTGTTGATGCTGCAATTAAGCAGTTGGATAGGCTAGGTACCGCTGAAGTCCAAGGCGCTATGAACATTGCTGCTAAGTCAAAAGATGGGCTTGAATACTTTAAGACATTCTGTTCGCAATTAGGTATCCAAGGTGCTAATGAGTTTATACAAGGCCTTAAGAATAAAACTATCGATGCTAATGACGCAGGTAAACTATTCGCCAAAATGGTTGAAATGGGTATGTCTGAAGCGCAGGTCAAACAGATTGCTGAAAAAGCAGGGTATGACTATGCGAATGGTGTACTTACAGTCAAACCTGAAGTTAAGGCAAACGCTGACGATATCAAGAAAACCCTTGAACAAGGACTTAGTGGAGACGGTAATTGGGACATGGGCCTACTTAATGGTGCCTTTGGTAAACTCAACGAACACCTTGGTGGTCAACTTGATATGACCAAAGCGCTAGCCGGTCTTAAGTCTGGACAGATCCCTCAAGAGATGCTCCAGAAAATGGCGGAGGGTGATTTCTCAGGCATGTCCATGGAACAAATGCAACAGTATTTGTCTGGATTTGATGGGTCTGCAGAAGCCGCAGGTAAGAGAGCCGAAGAAGTTAAAGCCGCTGTAGAAGTAGGTCTTTCTGGAAACGGTAATTTCGATGTCGGTCTTGTAACCCAAGCATTTACGAACTTGGATACATATTTGGGTGGACGCTTGGATGTTACTCTAGCGGTTGCCGCACTTAAAACTGGTCGAATTCCACCTGCGATGCTTGCAGAGTTAGCCAATGGAGATTTCTCTCACGTTTCACAAGCGCACATGGATGACTTCATGAGGCCTGTTGAAGAGGCTCCTGAACGAGCTGGCGCAGAAGTTGATAAGACAAGGGAAACGGTATCGAGCAAGATTGATGGTATGTATTCCGAGATACTTCCTAAAATTGGCATTAGTCAAGAAGAAGCTAATAAATTACTTTCTAACTATGAGTCTGGCAAATATATGACTCAGGAAGAGCTACATAAAGTAGGTCAGATTATTGCGGCTTCTCGTGGAGAAATTAATCAATCTGCGAAGTCTGTTGCTGATAGTGCAAATAAAGGGCTGGAAACCGTTGATGGTAAACCGGCAGGTCACAAAGCGGCAAAAGATTTTTCTGATATAATAAATTCAGGAGCCGGCAAAGCACAAAGTGCTGGTGTGGCTTTAGCTACTGCCGCTGGTAATGGTATGCGGTTTGATGCGTCTGGATCAGGCGCCGCAATATCTGAATCATTTGCGGCAGGTATTGCAAGCTCTAGAGCGATTGACGCTGTACAAGGCGCCGTGGGTTCTATTATGGCCGCGGCTCAGCGCTTGTTCCCACACTCTCCAGCAAAAGAAGGTCCTTTCTCTGGTGATGGATGGAGACAAGTATCTAGATCCGGACTTGCTATTATGACTGAATTTGCTTCAGGTTTGGGCTCTACAGGATCCTTTAATGCTGTTAATAACGGTCTAGGAAAAGTCCAACAATATATTCAAGATGCTCTTGGTGAAACATCGGAATACCTTGATGATAACATGGAGCTTTCTCCTGTTATTTCTCCGGTTCTTGATATGTCTAATATCGATGGGTATAAATGGAATGGAGTTGGTTATCTTGGTCTCACTGGCGCAAATATTGATTATTCGTCGCTTAATCCTACAAGCCGTAGTATTGCTTCTAATCGTTATTCTATTGATGAAGTGGTACGGGGACTAAATAATGTAGACCGTAAGTTAGAAATTCTAACTGAGAACTCTGCTGTTGGGAACGACCTTCTTGCTCAAAGACAGGTTAACCCACTTTACTTTGATAAAGATCTTGTAAGCCGTTCATTGGCGCCAGGAATGGCAGATGCACAACGGACTTATAATGATCGATTAAATATGTTAGATGGAGTGTTACCACGATTATGAGAGATGAAAGCTATTTCTCCATAATCTTTGGTGAAGGAACCGATGCTGTTGATATCGGTAAACTTCTTGATGCTGTAACTAAAGTTGAACGTAATGCTGGTGCTGGTCAGGAACATACATATTCTGCCGGCACTGGCCGTTTTGGTAAGACATGGATATCAGGGCGAAGAAGTTCGTATGATATTACTATTGAAGGGCAAAAGACAGGTAGCCCTGCTGAGTTACTTTCGCTTCGTACGAAATTGGCTAGGGCTCTTGACTGTCCTGATGGACCAAAGAAATTGCAGTTCGATGATCAGGATGGTAAATATTATCTTGCCGTTACAGCAGGACAACCGAAGTTTACTGAAGATTTACAGAAAAGTCAGGCTACGGTGTCTATTTCCTTTGAAGTCCCAGATGGTTTATTACATTCGGAGCTTACGAAGGTGCTGACATCAAAGACAAACTCGCCTGATATTGGATCTCTTACTAAAGATGGAGCTATTGTCAAAATGACTTTAAATAATGCAGGAAGTGCACCAGCATATCCTCGCATTCGAATTAAGAACGCCGGGACAAACGGATGGATCGGTATTGTTAATAAAAACGGTGTAATGGAGATTGGGACAAGTGCATCTAGACGCGAAGGTCTATTTGCTGCATCTGGGTCGTATGATCAGTCACAGTTATTGCTAAATTTAACACCTAATGATTCTACAGGATGGCGTAAAGGTGTTAATATTAGTAATAAATTAAGATCGCAATCGCCTTTGCAGTATGCCAACCATGCTGAAATTAGCGACCTAACTCTTGATTGGGCTCCTAGAGACGCTGGTA